TTCCAAACAGGAAGAATCATCGTACGATTTTTGAGGTCGAAGTATGCGGTCTTGACATTTTGGTGCGAGACCGTGATATTCTCGCTCGCCAAGAGTTTGGCGAGGATAGACTTAGAAGCCTGTAAATTCGTTTTCATATAGCCATTATCCCTTAAAATAGCTGAAAAGTAAAGGGAAAAAACTATAATGAAATCAATAACTTACGCCACCCTTACTTTTGCCATCTTTTTCAGATTGGTTTTAACCTTTCTCTTGGCGTTTTCTAGATGAATTGGGCTGATGCGATTGGTGTATACAATACCGTCTAGGTGATCAATTTCATGTTGAACACAAACTGCAGTCAACCCATCAAACTCATGTTCTACAAATTGACCACCAACTGCTTGAAAGCGAACATTGATATGGTCTAGGCGATTGCACTTCACATACAATCCTGGATAAGAAAGACAACCTTCTTGAAAATCTGCAATCTTACCAGAAGTTTCTAAAATTTGCGGATTAAACATCACCCATGCCTTTTCGCCCATGTTAACAACACAGACTCTATCTTTTAGTCCAACTTGATTGGCGGACAATCCTAACCCGCCATAATGTCCCATGGTTTCTACTAATGAGTATGCGATATACTCTGCATCTTTTCGAGTAGCAAAATCAAAAGGAATTGTTGGCTGCCTTAAAATTGAGTCATAGAAATCTACTAACTTGAGGATTTCATATTCAACCAACATGCCATCTCTATATTTTAAAATTCTACTCATAGTTACACCATCTGTGAAAAATTCTTCACTTTACCAAATCGTATCGTGTGTTTAAACTTATCAATCATCTGATCAGTCTTGTGAGTAATCACAAAAATGTTTGTATTATCTACAAACATATTTATCAACTTCATAAATTCTTCAGTACCGTTAATGTCAAGAGAACCATCAAAGACCTCGTCGAAGATGAGCAGATTTGTATTGACACTGTTCTTTAACTTGGCGACCGACCTCCAGGTAAACAACAGTGCTAGATCAATACGCTTCTTCTCACCCTCTGAGAAGTTTTCATAACTGAAATCATCTCGGTGACGAGACTTGATGGTCTCCTTGAATTCTTCGTCAATATTAAAATTGACAAAGAAGTCCATCGCAGCCAAATACTTATTAACCAGTTTGTTTATGACTGGAACATATTGCTTAATGATTTTCGACTTAATCCCGCCATCTTTAAGCAGCTGCGCGACAATATCATAATTTTGTGTTTGTTCAGATACTTCTTTTCTTTTTTCGATATATGTTTGTAATGCGTTTAATAACTCTTTTGACTGAGCCTTAAACTCATCGCTCATGGCTGGTTTGCTTTCTATGTCATCAATCTCTTTTTCAAGTTTCGCAATGTAGTTTCGAACCTGCTTGCGAGAAGTATTGATGCGCACAAGATCTTGTTCAAGAGTCTTGAGTTCTTTTTGAGTTGCCTTGATACTTTGGATTCGTTGTAGAACAGCATCACTCTCCACCTTTAGTTTGCTTAGACCTTCAGTAAGTTCTGTAATTTTACTATTACAGGTATGCACTTTTTCTTCTTTGTTATTAATGTCTTGGTCGCAGGTTGGGCAAGTTGAATTTACAGAATAGAACTCGATATCTTTCTCGAGTTTCTGGATATTCCCTTCAATCTTGGCTTCAAGTTGATTTAGTTTCGTAAACTTCTTACTGGTTGAATCATCATCTGACACTTCAGTTAATAGATTCTCAATTTGAGTTTCTTTATCAGTTGCTTCGACTTCAAGTGCTGAAAGCGATTCCGTGTTCTCAGTCACTTCTTGTTTCTTTGCGTCTACGATTTCTTTTGTATTTTTCTTGAGTTCGTCAAGATGTTTCTTGTGTAGTTCAATTTTATCTTTAGTATTATCAATTTGAATCTTGAGTTGCGCTGCTTCGTCTTTCAGAGTATGAATCTTACTCTTAACAATCACATTCATCGCAGAAAAGATCTGAATGTCTAATAGATCTTCAATCACAGTGCGACGATCAGATGCTGACAACTGCATGAACGGAGTAAAGTTAGTCGATCCGAGAATAACAATTTGCGTGAATGACTTGTAGTTCATCTTGAGAATAATCTTTTCAAGATGGTCCTGATAATCTTTTGCCTTGGCGTCTTGATTTAAAAGATCGCCATCGCAATAGATCTCAAACACATTTGGTTTGATGCCACGAATGACTTTATATGACTTCTTGCCAATATCAAACTCAACTTCAACAACGCAATCTTTTTCGTTGACTGAGTTGATAAGTTGAGGTTTGTTAATATTGCGGAATGGCTTGCCAAACAATGAGAATGTGATGGCGTCCAAGAAAGTCGACTTTCCAGCACCGTTTTCACCAACGATTAGCGTCGTGGCGTTTTCATTCAGAGGAATCTCAGTAAAGACATTTCCCGTAGAAAGGAAATTTCGATATCTAACACTTTTAAATAAAATCACAGCGTCTCCATAGAAACGGCTTCGTTGTATACATCGCGCAGTACAGTCTTAATCTTATCTGATTCTACAGGTAAAGTCAAACCATCAACATACTTGTTTAAAATTGATATTGTATCTTCTGCTTGGTCAACATCAACTTCTACATTTTCATTAAGATGTGAAAAATCCTCAACGACTGAAACCTCTAGTGGATTTACTTTCGTAAGTGTATCCAATAGAGTGTCAAACAAAAATGAGTTATTGCGTTTTTCAACTACAATCTTAACATACTTATTCGTGAGATGAGAATAGTCTGCATTTACCAAATCATTGTAAAACAATTCATCATCGTTATACTGAATCTTGTAGAACATTTGTAATGGGTTCTTTATAAACTCTAACTGACGAGTCTCAGTGTCGTAGATATGGAATCCACGCTCGTCGTTAAAATCTGACCAAGTCATTTCACCTGGAGTGCCAACATATACAATACTTCCATTGTTACTCTTATGATGAAAGTGTCCTGAAAGAACAAGATCATATTTGTTCAATGTTACAGGATCCATGCCTTCATGACAAATATTGCCACGATCCATCTCAAATCCAGCAAGTTCGAAATGACCAAAGCAAACATCATTGTTGCTGTTTTGAATAAACTCTAGGATTTGTTTCTCGTTATCTTTACAGATCCAAGGAATAATATCGATACCGTTCCATGAACATGGTTCATTGTAAACATACACATTTGTATAATCTTGAAGCAATAACTCTGGGGAATTAATCTCCAAAGTATTTTTAAATGTGATGTCATGATTGCCTAGAAGAGTATGCAGTTCTAGATCAAGCCGATATATCTCATCAAAAAAATACCTGCGGCTAAGAGCAAGAGATTGAAAAGAAATATACTTCCGACGATCAAATAAGTCACCCAATTGAAATATGGTCCTAATTCCATGTTGCACCAAATACGGAAAAAAATGTTTACTATAAAACTCACGATAATGATTATGAAAGGCAATGCTATCGCCTCTCATCCCAAAATGAGTATCCCCAAGTATTGCTATCTTACTCACTTAACTACATCCTCATCAACAAACTTTTCTATTCCTGCGGCTTTCTTGGCTTTCTTTTCTTTCCGAGCGTTTTCGTAATTTTGTATGAATTCGGAAATGTTTTCATACAGTTCGAATTGGCGGAAAGTTCCATCCTCATTTTCATTGAGTTCGAACTCATCGAGTATTCCAGCAGTTTCAGTTGATTTGTATTTGACATATAGTTGCTTCTTCTCTTTTTGGATACGACGTAAGAATGCATAATAAGTTATTTGTGTGAAATAAGCAAATGGGTTGCTAGATTTCGCGGGGTCAAAATTGTCAACATACATCACGCAGTTTTCAATTGCATCGGCAACCATTTCGTCTCTAAAAGTATACGACAAGAAGTTTGGCTTATGTGAAAGATTCTCAGCAATCTTCATAAAGCATTCAGCGACATATCTTGGGATTTGCGGTTTTGGTAAACCCAACCTCTTAGCCTTACGAATTGATATGCGATACTTCGTCATCTCTTTGAGGAAGTCTTTATTATTGATGTAGTGATTTTTAGCCATAATTAGTGTACTGGTTTATCCTTTTTGTTTGCCATTGCTTCAAGAATAGAAACAACCTTCTCAACTTTTTCATCCATTTGAGTTGCATTCTTTGAATTCGATTCTTTCTTTTGCGGAATACTTAATTTGTGCTTATTGCTATAGAAGAAATCTGCAACATATTCGTACTGCTCAACGAATTCTTGTTTCACTGGCGCTATTAATAGCACCTCATCATTATAAAACTCTACTTCCTGAATGTCAAGTATAGACTGCGGTAAATATTCGTTCATTAAAAGCAGTTGTCGATTTTCTTCAAAGATAGTTTCAACATCAACCCTGAGCGGCATTTCAATCACAATACAATCATCTTTATGGGTAACATACCCAATAATATCATCAGGAATAGATCTAAAACGGACAAACTTTAATTTTTTTTGGTTTGGCATTAGGTTATCCTTACATTGTTAGTTGCGAAAGGAAATTTTTCTTCACTATAGATCTTCACTCGTTCCTCGTAATGCTTCAATGTGAAGTTTGTATAAGGACCATAACGCAGATCGTCAGCGATATCGTATAGCGTAGCAGCATCTTTGTTTTCACCTAAACGCAACACACGACCGATAGACTGTAATGCTCGAATCTTACTTTTTGTTGGTGAGGAAAATATTATATTATGTAGGTTGCGAATGTTTACACCAGTCGAAAATGTTCCGTAACTTGCTACAATGATCGCATCGTTTTCTTGTTCAGTAATATGTCTTACTGCTTCGCGATCTTCTGCTTCAACCCCACCATGAATAAAGAATACTTTTCGCCCATTTGCTTTTTCAGTTATCCATTCATATAGAAGTTTACCGTGTTTCTCAACATAAGTAAATAAAACGAGACTATTGCCTTTAAGATTTAATGCAAGATCAGTAATGAATCTATTACGACCTTCGTGTTGAACCAGAAAAGCCATTTCATCCTGATAAGTAAATCCCTTAACAGTCTTGCATACAATCTCAGGATACTTCAATACAATACACTTGATACTGAAATTGGCTAATTGTTTGCGTTCAATGAGTTCTTTGGTAGAAATAACTTTAAATGTCGGACCAAACAATCCTTCAAGGACTAACTTGTTTACTTTACTATCATCAAGTGTACCTGTTGTGCCAATACGCACATCACAGTTAATTAACTTGGTCATGATAGATGTAAGAGATTTGGCTTTAAAGGTATGCGCTTCGTCGCCAATGATAAAATCAAACTGCGCAAAATATTTTTTTGGCATGTCATAGATCGACTGCCATGTAGAGATAATCAAATCACTGTCGGGAATCTTACTTTCGCCGCCGAATATTTTTTGGCAGTATTTTTCAACATCCCATCCATTGACAGATGAGTAATTCTGAAAGTCACTATGCATCTGAGTGACGAGGTTAATCGTAGGAACAATGAGTAATCCGCGCTTCTTACCTGTGTTCAACAGATGACGGATCATCATATAAATGATTAACGATTTTCCAGATGCCGTGGGCGAAATGAGTACAGTTCTTTTCTTTGTCAGCCCGACGCTAGAAGCGAGCAACTGATAATCTCTCGGCTCCATTGGAAGTGATAAAGCACTTGCCAAATTTTTCGTATCAACAGGATAGACTTCCCGTTCTTCATCGATATACTCGCAGGTGTAGTTGCTGTCCTTGCAAAACTTTTTGATATACGGAACAAGACCAAGATAGATCTGTCTTGTGTTTAAATTTAAAAGTCGAATCTTTCCATCCCAGTGGCGGCTTTTAAACGCAGGTGAAAATTGATAACCTGGAGTTGAGAAGGTAAAAAATTCTGACATCTCTTGCAAGATGCCTGGTTCAGCTGTTACTTGAACATAGATGTTATTTACCTTTTCAATAACAACATGCTCTATCATCTCGCACCCTGAATAAACTTCTCCCAGCCCATATACTCTTTCAATTGCCAAGTGCGATTGTTTAATTCCTTCATTACATACTCACAAAACTTGGCTGCTTCTTCATGATATGCTTTCTTGCGTTTGAGTTTAACAAGATCATCATCACCATCAAGATATACTTGTATATCAGATTTAAGAGTGAAACGAAATGGTTCCCATCCAAGTTTGTCAAGTTCATCTTGATCTAACTTGCCGTTGTAATACATCCATTTAAGTTTCTTGATTTTGTCATACTCTAGTCCTGCTCTTTTTCCAGCAAGATTATGCAGCGACAAATATTTGTTGTATTTGTTGTGTAACAAAGGAATGCGGAGAATTTCCTTTCCAGGTTCTGTGGCATCAACATCGGAATCTTTTTCCCATTGACGCATGACTTCTTCGAGAGGTGGTGTTTCCATAATATAAATGCAAAGATATATGAGTGTTTAGTATACTACAAACAAATAATAAAAGCAACTTCACCAATAGTTGACTTGATAAACCAAAAGTTATATAATGACTATGTCTGGTTTGAACGACGCACCAATAGTTATATAAAGACTATCTCAGTCTTTCGTATTCATAATAAGAGAATCTAAAAGTTGCATCGGCAATTGCAATATTTTCTGCAGTATCTTGCGCATTAAACAATATTGTTCCAACTGAAGTTGGAAACATATCAACAAACTTAACACGAAAATTCGCATTATTTTTGTTTGTAAAGAGTGTGAGTATAGAACTTGAATATTGTGGTTTTGCTTTTTCTCTATTTCGAATAAATGGAGTTTTTGCTTGTCGTTCTAACCCCAGATATTCTTTAAAGTCTGTAGGAAATGTCATGGCTCGAATCCAGTCATGAATTTCTGTCCAGTTGCGCATATCTTCGTCAACTAGAAAAGTGATATTAAATGTATCATAGATCATCTTCTCACCAGGAACATATAGATCGATAAATGGTGTCACTCTCGGAATTTCAGTCAATGAAACTCCTGGCACATTTGCTGCTTGACAATAGTAAGTTGCACCTGGTAGGCGATCAAAGGTTACTCTAAATTTTGTACTTTGAAGTAGATCTGTATTTGTTGGTGTTCGAGTCAATGCTGACATTTAGTTTAATCCTGAAACAGAAACATTTATAATATTTAGTTGAAAAAAAAGGGAGGCTTTTTCAAGCCTCCCTTAATCGTATTGCCTTTCGGCAAAACTTTTTCTAGCACATCAATTATTGGTTGATGTTTAGAACAACAAACTTACGATAGTAAACGTTTGTGTCATGTGCTAGAGCACCAGTACCAGCGCCAGTTGCGAATGGATTTGCAACGAGACCATAACGAGTCTTGAAGCCAATCTTTGGCTGGTAGGTTTGTGGATCAACTGCACGAACCATCTGTAGAGGAACATATGGGCAGTAGAAGAGACCAGCGTCATAAGCGTTGGTGCCCTTATATCCTACTACACAATAGTCTGTACCAGCAACAGAATATGGATCAACATATACCTTGATGCGTCCGAATAGGGTACCTGCGAAGGTATTGCCTGTATCGTCAACAGTTAGGTTTGTTTGACCAGCTAGTGCTGAATTATAGTCAAGAAGACCTGTCATTGCGAGAGCTGATGCAACATCGGTTGAAAGGATAAGCATGTTGCCCTTGCCACGACGAGTGTCTTTAGCAATCTTATTTGCTGCTCTTTCGATTGCGAACAAGAGTGACTTGTACTTCTCAACCTGCCAGCGACCGCTTGTGTCGCTTGAAGAAGATAGGTTGAAGACATTACCCGTTGCACTGTTTGTGATACCTGCATTCGCAGTTGCATAAACAGTACGAACAACTTCGCGGTTGATTTCTGCTAGAATTTCAGTTGACAAGATATTTGTCAATTCTGTTTCTGCGTCGAGACCGTGGATTGCCTTGAGGTCTTGTGCAAGTTCTAGCGTGTATGATGCTTGCAAACCGCGTGTATTTGCTGTAACAGCAACACGATCGATTTGGAAACCCATCTGTGCTAGGTTTGCTGATTCACCGAAGGATGTTGAGAATCCTGGACCAGTGTTATCTAAACCGAAGATTGATGAGTTTGCATTACCTGGGTTCACTGCCAATGTTGACTGTGTACCAGTAGCAGCATTACCTGAGTGGCCAGTATTTGCTTCATTGAACAATGCTTCACCAGCACGTGCTGTTGCAGATGCGAAGGTTGAACGCATTGCGAAGATCAAACCTGTTGGACCAGTCATTGGCTGAACGCCGCAGATGTCATAAGCCATTAGGTTTGGTAGTGCACGACGGACGAGACCGATTAGGATTGGGTCGAAGCCTTTGATTGAGCCTTCACCACCAACTACTGGTGACGAACCGCCACCGATGTTGTTTGGTAGACCGCCGCCAGAGACAGTGCCTGCTTCCCATAGGTTTTGCATGGAACGTGATTCTTCCATTAGGGCGCGTTCTTGGTTCTCTAGAACAAGTGCAGTAACTGCACGCTTGTAAGGATCTGTGATCTTTGGGAGTTCTGAGTGATCAAGGACTGGAGCCCACTTTTTTGCATATGTTTCGTTAAGATACATGTTATAACTCTCCTGAGTTTTTAGTTTAAATTAGGCTTTTGGAGCCGTTTTTGTGATTGCATTTACATAATGTTTCATCATACCAGATGCTTCAACTACTTCTGGTTCTTCAACAGCTGTTTCTTGAAGGACCTTTACCTCACTTGTCATTTTCTTTGATGGGAAGTAGTTCTCGCGAATTACTGCGAGCTTATTATTAAAATCACCCTCTGTGGTGAACTCCATGCCCTCTGCGAGCGATTTCATTTTGCCGACTTGTACTTCGGTTAGACCTTCACAA